AGATTCTTTGACCATGCATGCTATCAAAGATATGATGAACGACTTTAAAATTATTCGTAATGAAAAGCGTGAGTATGCGGCTATGAGTCCGCTGGATGTTGCTATTAGACACGACAAGACGCTAGGCTATATCAAACACATTGTTCAGGAACACAAGGACAAGAAGTGTGTTGTGGTTGGACATCATGCTCCCAGTTTCAAAAGTGTACATGAGCAATATGCAAGTCAAACACTTATGAACGGTGGATATGCCAGTGACCTCAGTGAGTTCATTTTGGATCATCCGCAGATTGTGCTGTGGACACATGGTCACATGCATCAGCCGTCTGATTATGTGATTGGTGAAACACGAATTGTATGCAACCCCCGTGGTTATGAAAACGACGGCTACAGTGAGAACAGTGGTTGGAATCCTAACATTTTATTGGAGATTTAAATGAGTGAAGAAACGAAAACCAGTGACATGCTGAGATACACTGCAAAAAATCTAAGTGAGTTGTTGATCAAAATGGCTGATCACATAGACATGTTGGAAAGTAAAATAAAAGAATTGCAGGAAAAAATAAATGTTGACCAATAACGATCTTGATAAGTTTCAACGTTGGTTGAAAAATTTATTGAAAACTGAAAAGGTCTTTGTTACATTTATCAAAAAGGATGGTAGTCTACGAAAAATGTATTGTACTATCAATCCTACTTACATCATGTTCAAGGACCCGTCCAGTGTGGAATCAAAACAGGTTCGAAAAGTCACCGAAGATGTATTGCCTGTGTTTGATCTAGAAGCAGACAGTTGGAGAAGTTTCCGATGGGACAGCATTAAAAGTGTATCTTTTACTTTAGGGGAAAAAAATGTCTTCAGTATTAAGACACGGTGATACTTGTACCGTAACACAAGTTGCAAGTGGCAAAGAAGTGTTGGGTGAAATAATGTCATTCAATGCGGGTCGCAATCTCACAGTTGTAGTAAACAAATCTGTAAAAATCCTAATGAATTGGAATGGAAGAGTGTACGAAGGACGAGCTGCAGGCATGGATTTTGAAAGCACAGGCCCTGCTATCACTCGTACTCAAACAGCATCAAGAGGCTAATATGAATGCATACATGTGCTACTTTGATACATTGGGTTTTGAATGGATCTTCAATGTGACTGAATACGAAAAGAAAAAGATGTGGGCTGTGTTAAAAGGCGACACCAAAGTGTACTTTCCTATACCCAGACATGCTATACTGAGAGCACAGGCCAATCCACAACGGTTTCCTGAAATTTGGGCATTTGAAAGTGATATTGATTTGAACGAGTTAAAAGAGATTGCCAAAGATAGTCCACAGGATTTAGCAGATGCTGTTAGACGGTGTGGACAGAATGTATTTAAAACACCTAAACATGAAAGTGTGATTGTATGAAAATTGGACTAAGCTATAGCCGTTGCGTCTTGGACATTGTTGAAGGCCGAGTGGACATGGAGGATGTATTGGTATTAATTACCCGTACAAATTTTGATCCTCGTGATGACGATCAGTGGTCCGGCATTTGGGAAGGCTACTGTTTTGGTGGCATGAGTAATCCTGAATGGGGCAATTATGATTATAACAACAAGGACCACGAGGGCAAGTTTCGCAGTGTGAGCACCATGCTGTATGAAGATGGCAAGATACATCAACCCCGACAGTTTGGAGCGCATCCTCGCCGCAGATCAGAAATTTGGTTGGAAGCAGTGTTGCCCAACAGTGAATTGGACGCCAATCCCACTGCCAAATTGGCTTGGGAAAAGTTCCAAACTATTGCTGCCCTTTCGAGTGTCAAACTGGATGACAAGTATCAATAAAGACTGTATAATACTATTAATGAAACAACATTAATAGGCTATCATGTTCGTCAGTATATTTCTAGCAATTGCATTTTTATCCTTGTTCTGGCCGCTGTTTAGATTTTTTATTGGATTGCTGGTCATCTATACTTTCTTATCGCTGTTCAGTCATTCAGATTCTCCTGCGGCAGAAAATTATACTAGCAACAGTGCAATGAGTTACGAACAGTTAAAAAACTACCCCACTGATTGTAATAAAAAGACACAACAGTTGGCCGAGTTGAATTCATTGCTGAACTTGAAAAACTTTGATCCAGATCCTGAGAAATTAGCAGAATCTGATCGCATTTATAACAGTAGACTCAAAGCTACAATTTGGTGGTACACTTACAGTTGCGAGTAATTATGAAACACTTACTTTTATTGTCATTGCTCGTATCCAATCTGGCCATGGCCGACTGTAATGTTAAGGTTGCCAGTCAATTGGCCAATGAGCGCAAAGTTGGCCCTATTGTTAATTTGATCAAAGACAAAAGTACCATAGGGCAATGCACCGTTGATTTTGACATGGATGTGGACGGCAAAACTTACCATTTGCATGAAACTGAAAAAGGTTGGGAAAATCCAGAGAGTCTATGCTACTATGCTAGAGAACGGGCTCGTAAGAATTTCCTAATGGACATGCCAGGTCAGTTCAAAACTGAAAGTGTTACCAGTTGTAGAGAAGGGGTTGCAATTTCAGCGTCTCTTAAAAAAGGTGACACTGTTTTGGAAACTGAAGCACCCTCCAGTCCAAACAAAAAGTATTTTACATACCGCAACAGCCGTTGCCGTATGTTCCAAGAACACTTGGCTGTGGACAGAGAACTAAAAGTCTACAACGGTGTAATTTGTAAAATTGATAATTCAGATACAAATTGGTTAGTTGTGGACAAATGGTAGGTTGACTTAATGTCACTATTATTTTATAATTTAATTTTAACACACAGAGAGGTAGGTATGAAGGCATTTATTATAGGCACAGTCTTTGGATTGATCCTAGCCACTGTTGGTTTTTCCGGCATTGCTAGAATCATGGACAAGGGCGTAGACACAGTAAAAACACAAAGTCAGGAGTTGGCAAAATGAACGGGTATCAAGTAAAAAATTACATTTGGGCATTGATTACTTTTTTGTATTTTGTATGCTTTTCTCTAACTGGTTGCAGTACAGTATCTGGCCTAGGTTCAGATATTAAAGGTGCCGCTGATTGGACACACCAAAAAATGACTAAATCTTCCGTTGAACTTAACAAATAAAGGTAAATTATGAAAACAACTTTTAAAACAACTCTTTTGGCTATTACACTGTCTGCGATTGGTGTCAATGCCCATGCACAACTGTTTGGATCTACTCCAGACCCTTATGAGCGTCGTTCCGAAATTGAACGCCACCGCCAGGAAGGCTATGTCAATAATGCAATTAACAACGCCCCTGAGTGGATGCTTAAATTGCCAGTCAGTAACAGCGCAATCTATGCGACTGGATCTGGTACAAGTTATGACTTGGCCCTTGCTGATCACAAAGCCAAGTCGGATGCCTATGGCAAGTTGTGCATGACAGCTGGCGGAGTTGCCAGTCAGCAAACCAAAATTTACAAAACAGATACCGACAAAGCGTCAGTGGACAATGCCGAAATGGTCATGCGTACAGCCTGTAAAGAAGTCAATCTTACTGGTGTAGAAGTAAAAGAAGTCAAGCGTCTTGCAGAAGGCAACCGTTTCCGCACTTATGTATTGATTGTGTATCCCACAGGAGATGCCAATCTTTTGAAGGCCAGCCGAGAAATCTTGAAAGAGAAAGAGGTTGCTCTCAGCAGAGAAGACCGCGCATTTAAAGAATTAGACACACAGCCTGTAGCAGAGTCTACTGTTAAAACAGTAACACCTCTGGAATCAATTGCACCCACTGAGCAGGTGGTCAAGCCTGCCCCCAAGGGTAATACTGTTGGAGTAATTGCTCCCCAAGGCAACGGCCAGATCACTTTGATGGATGTAGATAATGCAGAATACAAAGCTCGTCGTGAGGCTGCATTGCAAAAGCCTGGTGCTGTAATTGGTCAAACAGTTATTCGTTAACATGATTAGAGAATACATTAACATTGTAGAGTCTATGGAAAACGGAATTACCGATGAGTGGTTTGCTCACGGTAGTTTCGAAACCTATAAACATGCCACACCTATCCATTACAAGACTGCTGTTACTCCTGGCAGGATTGAAACATTGGAAGGTCCAGTTGACTACGAAGTGGGCCACAAGATCATCACTGGTCCAAAAGGCGAACGCTATCCGGTGAATCCAGAAAAGTTTGCCGAATACTATGATGACAATAAAGACGGCACAGCTACTCCTAAGAAGATACATAAACACGCCAAGCTGGCAGATCACAGTGGTGTAGTAAAAGCATCATGGGGTGATTTGAATTATACCGCAGGCAAAGACTACATTGTTCGTCACGGCCCAAATGACTACGGAGTTGTGAAGAAAGATATCTTTGCCCAGACATACGACACATCAAACATTAAAGGATAAAGATGCCAAATCTAGTGCCCATGGTAATCGAGCAGGAAGCTCGCGGAGAACGCAGTTACGACATTTATAGTCGCCTGCTTAAAGATCGTATTGTTATGCTGGACACAGATGTTAACGAACACTCAGCAAGTTTGATTGTAGCACAGCTACTTTTCCTAGAAAGTCAAGGCAATGAAGATATTCATTTTTTCATTAATAGCCCTGGCGGTGTTGTTACCGCTGGTATGGCAATTTACGATACCATGCAGTTCATCAAGCCAGATATCCAAACCATCGTTATGGGACAGGCTTGCAGCATGGGTAGTTTACTCGCCACTGCTGGCGCTCCTGGCAAACGCAAGATTCTACCTAACGCTCGCCACATGATTCATCAGCCCTCAGGCGGTGCAGGTGGGCAAGCTACAGACATGGAAATCCAAGTAAAAGAGATCCTAAAAATGAAGCAGAGTTTGACCCAAATCTATGTTAATCATAACAGCAAGGGCAAAACTTTTGATGAGTTTTATACAGCCATGGAACGGGACAACTTTATGAGTGCCCAGGAAGCTGTGGATTTTGGCTTGGTTGACGAGATCATCACAAGACGCCCATAAAGTGCGCATATAATTGTCGGGCTTAGTATACTATAAATACTTTAACAGGAGTATGCTATGGCCCGCAAGTCTTTTAATTGGAGTCTCTTGGATAGATACAACCTTTATACAGTAATGTATGATTTGGGTAACAGTATCATCGGCAAGCGAATTCCAATTTTAGAATTACAAAAACTGTTAAGTCAGCATATCAAAAGTAAAATTCCCGTTAAAGTGGTTCGTAGACAAAATGACCCTAGTCAAAAAAGAGGCCAAGTCTACATGGGAGGCACATACTACAGCTACAATGATTGGAACAATCAACGACAGATTGAAATAGTTCTCAGCTATCATCCTGAAGACACCCAAATCAAAATAAGTGAGTACCGTTGGAGCAGACTTTGCAGTTTATTTGCCGATACAGTTCTGCATGAGATTATTCACATGCGCCAGTATCGTAGCAGAGAATTCAAAGCAATTCCTGGATACGAAAGCACAGCTCACTATTACAAACAACGAATGGACCAACAGTATTATGGTCACAAAGACGAAATAGGTGCGTTTGCCTTTAATATAGCCTGCGAAATGCTAGACAAGTTTGGCAATGATAAATTATCTGTTCAAAAGTACATGGACAGTTTACAGGCCAAAAAACATAAAAGAACATCATATCATAGATATTTAAAAACCTTTGATTGGAATTACAATCATCCAATTATTCAACAGCTCAAAAGAAAAGTAATCCGTAATTTGAACTATGCTGAAATTGGCAAGCCATTTAAAACATCAACCCACTTGACATACTGATAATTAAACAGTATAATATATACTTGCACAGTTAATTATTGGAGTTAAAATGAGCGATCCTTGCTACAGTGTTATTTCTAGTCTAGAAGATCATTCAAGCCGTTTGAACAAAGAAGCTATTATCCAAGCTCAGGCTGAGTTGGGTAATAATGAATTCTTCGAAGGTTGTCGCCTTGCACTGGACCCAATGATAACTTTTGGACTTAAACAAATACCGGAGAAAATGGATGCGGACGGTGATGGGCTACCTTGGGATAGTTTTACTCTCGCTCTTACTGGCTTGGTTAATCGTACAGTTACCGGAAACACAGCACGAGATGTTGTTAGTGCGATGATGCAAAGTGCCACTAGGCAGGAGTGGAACGGTTGGTACCGACGCATCCTTATCAAAGATTTGCGGTGTGGTGTAAGCGAAAAAACAATTAACAAAGTAGTAGAGAAGAAATATGCCAATTATGCTATCCCTGTATTCGGGTGTCAGCTTGCTCATGATAGTGCTAATCATGAAGGCAAGGTGGCAGGGAAAAAACTTATCGAAGTTAAGCTCGACGGCGTACGAGTTATTACTATTGTTCGTGCTGATGGCCGCGTGGATATGTTCAGTCGAAATGGTAAAGAGCTTGCAAATTTCTCTCACATAGCAGAACAAATCAGTCGTGTAGTTAAGGCAAAGTCCACAAGTAAAGATATGGATCTTGTGCTGGATGGTGAGATTATGAGCGGCAGTTTCCAAGACTTGATGAAGCAAGTACACCGAAAGGACAATGTTAAAGCAGGTGATGCTATATTAAATTTATTTGATGTTCTTCCTCTTGCAGACTTTGAAAAAGGTGTGTATAATAAAGATCAGACCACACGTAGTAGCATGGTTAAATTTTGGGTAGAGACTAATCAAGAACAGTTGCCCAATGTGACTTGTGTTGCCAATGAGCTGGTTGATTTGGATTCCAAAATGGGTCAGACTCGTTTCAAAGAAATCAATGCAAAAGCAGTGGCAGGTGGTTACGAAGGTATTATGATTAAGGATCCAGAGGCGCCGTATGAATGTAAAAGAACTGTTGCGTGGCTCAAGCTCAAGCCGTTTATCGAAGTTAGCCTTGAGGTCAAGTCCTTGGAAGAAGGCAC